TGGGCAGTATTGTAATCCCTATTCACCAATAGGTATTGTGCCCAAAGAAATACCCCCACCTTTCGGCAGGGGCATTCTTTGGATCAGGTTACCGGAGATCTTCATATGTTACCGGGCATTTGCAGTCACCCGTCTGGTGATCCCAATGGATGCAGCCTGCCCGGCCGTGCTCAGTCCGGAGGTGCCCACACCTAGGGCAGGAAGTCATTCCCATGTTAGCCGCCTCAGCTTGCCTCACAGCGACCAGAAACTCTGTGACCACTCCCACCCATGCCCCATAGGCTTCCGTGGCCTTAGCGTCGCTCTCAGCCTGTCGAACGGTCGGCGCATCGGTCCATCCGGCACTCCGAGCCATCCACTCAGCGCCGAGCATTCGGCCATAGTTGATTGCGTAGGTGTCGCTGCGCACACTCGGCGGGAATTCCGGAATAACATTCACTACCTGCATCGGAGCCTCACTCTCTAGGTAACTTGCTTACTGCGTAAGCCTACCACGCGTGTCAAGAGAATCCAATAGGTAAGCGCTTACCTGCCCCTAATGGGTGAACCACTTCACAAAACAATTCCAAAAAATCATTTAGAAAGGGTAGCGAGAATGGCTTTCAGCGACTAAGCTATTGGTATAAGCAAACGGGAACAACCTAGGAGTGAGAATGCGAAAGGTCACCGCAGTCAAGGTTATCGCTAAGGCCTACTTCTTCGGAGCGATCCTGATCAGCTTCCTCCACCTAGTTACTGCAGCTAGGAAGGGTGGCCTTAGCGGATATGAGGCTTACACCGTTCCGGTAATGATCGACGGAATTGCAATCGTTGGTCTGATCATGCGGGGAACTGAATTCAGCGTAGCCACCCGTAAGATTGGCTTCCGCGTTCAGATCGGTGCTGGCGCATTCAGCCTGATGGGTAATGTATTCGCTGCTGAGAACATGGGCGGGGCGGTCTACGGGGTAGCGATCGTGGCGCTCTTCCTTCTGACCGAATGGCTTTCCGACAACATCAAGAGCGCTCAGGTGGACGTTGATGCAGCTAAGGCGGAAGCTCGCAAGGCCACCGCAGCGAAGGCAGCCGCTACCCGCAAGCGGAACGCTCGCCAGGGCGCGAAGGTAGTCAAGGCGGCTGAGGCACTGATCAGCTAGACAGACCAATAGGGTAAGGGCCTCCTAGGAGGCCCTTACTTTTGCAGCGTTTTTGAAACGTTTCAATCAGTAGGCGAACACCAGGATAGCCGCACCACTCAATTGCAGCGCTCCGCTATTGGTCACGTTAACGCGTACCTGTGAACCTGATAGCCGCTGTGCAGCCTTAAGCGTGCCGTCCGCATTCAGCGTGCTGGCGGTAATAGACAGCGACCCTAGCAAGCTAGCACCACCTGTGAGGCACGCTACCGCTGTGTACTCCGTGCCGACCTTAGGCGGAAAGATATCAATATCAAAGTTGGCATTGCTAAGCCCGTTCACCACGATTGATGGATCGGTGCCGAACGCCACACTGCTCACCCTATGGCGTGCGTCTAGCTCACTCTGATTGAGTGACTGAAACGATGGACCGACGTTCACCCAGTAGCTACCGTTGATGACGGCGGAAGAATCAACTATCTCTTCAGACTCATTCTTGTAATCGATAATGCATATCGAGCTGTCACTGTCGCCGTTGATCTCGGCGGTATGGTAGGGGTTTACTCCCGTTATCTCCTGTGCGAGCGTCAATACTTCTGCGGCATTACCTCCGGTGAACTGGACGGCGCGGACCTTTGGCACTAGATCGATGATTGCCACTGTGCAACCTTTCTCCATAGTGGATGGTTACTCGCACCATGCATGATCAACCAGACATAGACAATGTCGGATTAGTGTCAGGTTTGGAAACTCTCTGCTATCCTGCCTCGCCATGAGGATTGAGGGAATGAGTGACAGTGACCATCGAGAGCTAATTAGCGAGATAGCCTCTCGCGAGTACACGGGTAGCCAGCTAGCCGTAAGGTGGAGTGTGGCAGTACCCACGCTTAGGGAATTTGTAGCTAGTAATCAGGAAGCTATAGAGGCTGAGCGGCGTAGACTAGACACTCCTGAGAGCGCTCTCTCGGAAACGGTCAGCCCCACCCAGCTTGATGACTTGTGGATTACCAATAAGTTTCAACGGCTTAGACGCCTGCAAGCGGTGGCTGATGAGACCTATGACACCATTATCAACGGGCAGGCGATGAATCCTGCTGAGCAGGCAACAGTGATCAGAGAATTCCGTTCGTACCTGATGCTAGCGGCTAACGAATTGGGCCAGCTACTTCACCGGGGATCGGGTGACAACGCAACTGACGCAACCCTCAGCGTGGAAATTGCAGGAGTGGACATGGAGCAATTGCGATGAAGATTAGAAAGAAAGCGCATTGCACAGTTCCTAGACATGGAATGAAGTGTGAAGTAGCACACGAAAAAGCACAGAGATATCCGCGATGCACTGAAAAGAAAATAGTCTTTAAAATTGAGGCACAGTCATGAGCACGGGAACGATCGTAAAGCATGAATATAATCCCCGTGGTGGCTGCAAAGAGGTATTCGAATCAAGGGCTGAGGAAGTTCTAGTCAGCGGCCCGGCGGGAACAGGCAAGAGTCGGGCCTGCTTGGAAAAGCTATTCAGTATGTGCCTGCTGACTAGGGATACTCGCGCTCTAATCGTGCGTAAGACACAACGGTCACTCGGTTCTACCGCACTGGTCACGTGGCGAAACTTTGTCATCAAGGAAGCGCTAGAGACTGGCGAGGTTGTTTACTATGGCGGAAGCCAGCAAGAGGCACCACAGTACCGATTCAAGAATGGATCTACCGTCACCATTGGTGGATTGGATAATCCAACACGCATCATGTCGTCCGAATACGATGTTGTGTACGTGCAGGAAGCAACAGAAATTACCATTACGGACCTTGAATTTATTAAGACTCGACTCCGAAACTGGCGAACTTCTTTCCAGCAATTGATTATGGACTGCAACCCGGCAGGCGATAAGCATTGGCTAAAGCTGAGGTGTAATGATGGAATCTGCAAACTCATTGAGTCCCGGCACGAGGATAACCCTAGACTCTTTGACGCCGATGGAAACGTTACTGAGCGAGGCGCTGCATACATTACAATTCTCGACAACCTCACTGGTGTGCGATACAAGCGTCTTAGATTGGGCCTATGGGTTTCCGCAGAGGGAATTGTCTATGAGGAATTCGACCCCGCCGTGCATGTGTTGCCCTGGGAATACGACGAGGATGGGAACAGATTGCCATTGCCGGAAGACTGGCCACGCTACTGGACTATCGACTTCGGGTACCGTCACCCGTTCGTGCTGAAATGCTATGCGGAAGGTCCTGACGGAGAGCTTTACATGTACCGCGAGATTCACTACACACAGCGGATCGTGGAAGAGCACGCTAGTCAAATTATGTCGATCGTTACCAAAGAGGTCGAGACCAAATGGTATGACCATTTCAATAAGGTTGAGCGCACGAAAACTGAAACCGTGTGGATCGAACCTAAGCCGCAGGCAATCATTTGTGACCATGATGCGGAAGGCAGAAAGACATTTGAGAAACACACAGGACTAGGTACGCAGCCTGCTATCAAATTTGTTAATGATGGTATCGATCTGCACAAAGCAAGGCTAAAGGGCGACGAAACCGGGCCGCTATTCTATCTAATGCAGGATGCATTGGTAGAGAAAGACCCGTGGTTGGTAGAGAACCTACGGCCTACGTGCACAGAGGAAGAATACGCATCGTACGTATGGAAGGTAAGTCCTGATGGTCGCATCAAGGATGAACCTGTGAAAGACGACGATGACGGCATGGATGCCGATAGATATATGACGATGTTCAAGGACTACAAGGGCAAGGCTCGCGTCACACTCATCGATGCTTGATCTTAGAGAGGCTAACTAATGACCGTGTATGACCTTCCTCCCACGCGCGATTTCTTTGCAGCGAAGCTACATAGCCTGCTTGTTAGTAAGCGAAAGAGCGAGGCAAGCAATCGGATCCCTATTAACACGGTACTAGGTGGAATCGTGAGGGTAGTGCTTCATCTCGCTGGATTTTCCCTATTGACATTGGCAGGCTTTCAGTTTAATACTCTCGCTGGATTGGTCGTCGCGGGAATCTCTTGTTTCGCGCTATCGACGCTAATGACTCGATCGATCGACGGTGGTGAGCATGATGTGAAGCGAGCACCGGACTTGCGGACGGGACGGTAATGGATGAAAGATCTCATTGGTACGCTGATGAACGGAGCACGAAGGGCGGTCAATGCGGCGCCCGTGCCGTACACAGCCTCTCGTGGCGGTTCACTGTTCGGCAATAATGAATCAGACGTCGATGTCGGTCAGCGAGCGTACGATGCTCATGGCTCGGTAGGAACACTATTCGCTATTGTCGATCAGATCAGCAGGGCGGTAAGCGCTACCGAATGGCACCTCTACCGGCGCACGTCGGTACGCGACAAAAAGCGGCGGACAGAAGTTCTCAACCATGGCTTCATGACCGTATGGGATCGCCCAAACGATTTCTTTACAGGCGGTCTGCTGCGCCGCACGGTGCAGATGCACATGGATCTTGTAGGGGAAGGCATCATCGTTCTCAATAAGATCGGGAACGTGGTAATCGAAATGTGGCCTGTACGTCCAGACCGCATGACACCGGTAAAGCATCCTACTAAGTTCCTCACGGGATGGATTTACAACAACGGTGAAGAAGAGGTTCCGCTCACACTTGATCAAGTAATTCAGATCAAGTATCCGAATCCGGCTGACCCGTATCGCGGCAGGGGACCGGTTCAGACTGTGCTCGCAGACATCGATGCGGCACGGTATTCGGCAGAGTGGAATCGTAATTTCTTCATCAACGGTGCTCGCCCCGGCGGCATTATCAAAGTCGATTATCGGATGTCCGATCAGGAGTTTAAGGAATTCGTCGATCGGTGGCGCGCGCAACATCAGGGTGTAGCTAATGCACACCGGGTAGCTGTGCTGGAAAATGCAGAATGGCAAGATACGAATTTCAGCATGAATGATATGCAATTCGTTGAGCTACGAAACCTCCCGCGTGAGCTTATTCGGGAGGCTTTTGCATTCCCTAAGCCAATGCTTGGCACGGTAGATGATGTCAACCGCGCTAATGCTGAGGCAGGCAAAGAGATCATGGCGGAAGGCCAGACGATCCCGCGCCTCAGGGATTGGAAGGATATTGTAAACACCTTCCTACTTCCTCAGTTTGCAAATGGTAAATCGCTAGAGCTTGACTTTGATGACCCTACCCCGGTCAATCACGAAGCGGCCGACAGGGAGCGCAATAGTCAATCGTCTAGTGCACGGAATCTAGTTCTATCGGGATATGACCCTGATGATGTTGCGGACGCTATGGGGCTACCGCGCATGAAGTGGGTTGGTATTCCTGCTGTCACGTCTGTTAGCCAGACTGAGGAAGTAGATACCTCAGCGCAAAACGCATAAGGAAGGGAGGAACCCTGATGATGCCTCAGCCCGGATTGCGGGCACTGAACCTGCAAAAGGTTCGGTTGCTCGACCGCCTAGCCGCTGTTAAGCCTGAGCTAGCCAACGAGATTCGTAATACGAAACTTGATTGGTTTAGGATGCGAACGCGTAATGCGGTCGAGGATGACGAAATGGATCTGCCGGAAATCGATACGAAAGACGCGCAGGTCGGAGAGGTTTACATTTATGATGAGATCGGGGGTTCGTTTGGTGTCGGTGCGGTTGATTTCATCAATCAGCTAAATGAAATCGATGCACCCGAAATCACCATTCGGATCAACTCCCCGGGTGGAATGCTCATCGAGGCTATCGCCATGGCGAGTGCAATCGCACAACACCCGGCGCATATCACTACGCGGGTAGATGGTATCGCGGCGAGTGCTGCCAGCATCATTGCAATCTCTGGCGATAAGTGCGAGATGATGGATGGATCGCAGATAATGATCCATCGTGTCATGTGCGGTATGCAGGGCAACGTGGATGACTGCGCGGAAACTATGGCGTGGCTCAAAGAGCAGGATATGAACGTTGCCAATATGTATGCGAAGCGTACGGGCATGGATCCGGAGGAGTGCCTAGCACTCATGAAGGCCGAAACGTGGATGTTCGCGCAAGAGGCAATTGACATTGGTCTCATGGATTCCATGTATACGCGCCTTAAGCAGGGGACAGAAATGCCGCCCGGTGAAGAGGAGGATCCGGAGGAAGAGCCTCCCGCCGATGCAGAAGACGCGGCGCCGGAAGAGGATGAGGAGGAAGTTCTTAATTCTCTAATGCATATGCCTCACCGCCTTACCAACCGTGGGTATCGCTACCTAGGTAGGAATAAGGCACCGGCCCCTAAGCCTGTCCGGTCTACTAATAGCTTTGCCGATCTAGTCGACGCATGGAGGTAATTCAATGCCTAAAGTGATTCCTGTTCCGACCACTACTGAGGAACTGCACGAGCAGTTGACCGACCGAGCCACCATGCGTGAGCTTATGGCGGACCCTGAGAGGTTCGCCGATCACATGGAGAGTGCCGTCAACGCACGCCTTAAGGACGGCGCGATTAACGGTCAAGTCACTGAGCAGACCGAAAAGTTTATGATTGATTGGCTGCGCAATCACCAGGGAGACACGGACGGTGTTGCTCAGCGCCTCAATCTGGACAACCCAAACGCTCGCGCACGTATTCGGCCGAACACGGTTTACAACCGTAACGCGCTAGGCGCGAAGCATGACAAGATGTTCGCCAGTTCTGCTGACTTCCTGCACGCTATCTCGGAGCACTCTTACAAGGGTGAGAATCTGTCGCGGCAGCTTGACACGCTGAAGAATGATCTTTCGTCGGTCAAGCCGTCGGATGGTGGATTCCTCATTCCGGAGATTCTTCGCGCTGAGCTACTGCGTGTGGCGCTAGAGAATTCCATTGTGCGTTCGCGTGCCCGTGTAATCCCCATGGACAGCCTTACGGTGCCGTTCCCCATGGTGGACAGCACGTCCAACGTTTCCAGCGTGTACGGCGGTGTCACGGGCTACTGGACGGAAGAGGGCGCGACCCTTACGGAGTCTCAGCCGCGATTCGGCCGGATCGAGCTAAAGGCCAACAAGCTAGTTCTCTACACTGAGGTTCCTGACGAACTACTTCGGGACGCGCGTCCGTCCATGGAAGCGTTCATCAATGACATCTTCCCTGAGGCAATTGCTTGGTTTGAGGATGTCGCATTCATCGTTGGCGGTGGAGTGGGTGAGCCGCTTGGCTTCCTCAACTCTCCTGCTGCGATTTCGGTAACGCGTTCCACCACTACGGCGGGTAACAATGTTGAGTGGGTTGACATCGCGGGAATGTACGCGCGAATGCTCCCTCAGTCGCTTAACCGTGCTGTCTGGGTTATCTCTCCGGACGTCATGCCTTCCCTTCTGACCGCTACCCTCCCGGGTGGTGGCCCTATCATCGTGAGCACGGGTGGCGGATTCCCTGACGGTACTAACGCGCCTCAGCTTTCGCTGTTGGGTCGCCCGATTGTTGTTTCGGAAAAGGCGCGTGCCGTTGGTACGGCTGGTGATATCAATTTCGTTGACTTCGGTTTCTACCTGATTGGTGACCGGCAGGCAATGAGCGCGCGACAGAGTGAGGATTTCCGTTTCTCGTCTGACGTTACCGCGTTCCGGGTTATCGAGCGCCTTGACGGACGGCCCTGGCTCGCCAGTGCTATTACTCCGCAGAATGGCGGAGCGACGCTTAGCCCGTTCGTCAAGCTGACCACCGCCGCCTAATCTAGGAAAGGGACAGAAAACTATGAAGGGTCTAGGCAACGTTTTTGATATCGGCAGTGCATTCGTGCCTGTTGATTTCAATACCTCTGACGCGGCTACGGGTCACCGTATCCACCTACGCAATTACGAGTCTGTCGCGTGTGTGCTATTCAAGGGTGCTGGCACTGCCGGTGCTGACCCTGTTGTAACTGTGCAGGAACACACGGCGGCTACCGCAGGCACTTCCGCATCCCTCGCTGTGATCACGGAATTCTATTCCAAGACTGAGACCACTCTTGATGGTGATGAGGTGTGGGTCCGTACTACGCAAGCAGCGGCAGCCACCGCGAATATGGGTGCCACCTCTGCTGAGGAGGAGGGTATTCACGTAATCGAGGTTGAGGCTTCCTCGCTCAGCGCCGGTTACGAATGGGTTTCTTTCAATATCGCGGCTACCGTTGCTAACGCACAGCTAGTTTCCGGGCTTTACATTCTCACCGGACTTAAGATGCAGCGTGAGCCTACGCTACTCGCACAGCTAAACGCGTAAGGGGCAATCATGGCTCGCGCTACACGCTATGGCGGACCATCGCTCACTGCGGCGGAAACCGCCGATCCGGTATCGCCTCAACCTGTGCGTGTTCGTCGCGCTGAATTGGGTTATGTCGATCGACCGAATAAGGCAGAGGAGGTGTCGTCATCTCTAACGGATGGTGGGGACTCTACTCAATCCTCAAAGAACAGCAGTACGTCAGACAGCAAGCAGAGCGGGATCCTCCCGTCGCCTGCCCATACGACGGAGAGCCACTCCAATCAGCAGGAAACGGAATCGGACTACACTGCCGATTCGACGGCTACCGTTGGCCGGAGAAAGCCTCAGCCGCAATCAAGTAAGCGTGCGCGTTCACGTAGTACGGTTGAGGATGAGGATGAATTCGGCGAATTTGAATAACTAACTGAATAGGAGGCGGGCGCCCGATACTGGCGACGGTACGGGCGCCTACCGACAATAGAATAAGGAAGGTGACATGACCCCCGCTCAGATAGCCACATTGTCACTAGCCATCGTTACTGGGTTGGTACTCCCCCTAGTCATCATCATTATTCGCGGAGCCATCAAATGGACGCGTGTTGAGGCGAAACTAGATCACGCAGTAACCGCGCTGAATTCGATCGTGGCAGATAAAGATAAAGTGCATACAGAGATATTCACGCAAATGCGTGAGGACAGGGAAGCTACCAATAAACGGTTACGGTGGCTAGAGGAACACCTTTGGCGACGCGGTGCAGGTGGTAACCCTAGAAATGCAGCTTCATAAGTATAAGTGAATAGCCCCTGATGTTACATCCGTAGAAAGCAACCGGGAGTCAGGATGGGAATCCTTTACGCGACGCGTGAGCAAGTCATGCGTGCGCCCGAAATACTGGAATCTACGCACTCCGGTACTAAGATCGATGCGACCATTGATGCTTCCTCGCGTTCAGTTGAGGGATTTCTACATAGGCGGTTCTATCCTGAGTTGCGCACCATTCTTAAGGATTGGCCAAACAACTCAGGATCCCCCACGTGGGAGGTAGACCTAGGTGACCAGGAACTTATCTCAGTCACTGCGGTAACCTCAGGCGGCACGGATATCACAGACGATGTGATTCTGCGTAGAGGGGATGACCTAGACGAACCGCCATATTCAAAGCTGGCTATCGACCTAACGTCGAATTCCGCTTTCTCCGCCGGTACGTCGTGGCAGCGCTCTCTGTCTATAACTGGGGTGTTCGGGTACAACGACACAGCCACCGCCCTGGCAGGGGGCGCGCTCAATGACGCAATCAACAGTTCTGTAACACTAATCCAGATCAACCCATTGGACGGCTATTACACAGCCGAAATCGGTTCGCTCATTCTGATCGACACTGAGCGAATGATTTTGGCTGATCGTCGTATGGTAACTACAGGCGAAACTACCGGGGGTGGTCTTACCGATAGGCAGAATGACAAACTCATTCTCTGTGGTGGCGCTACCGACTTTGCCGTGGGTGAGATCATTCTTATCGATGCAGAACGTATGCGAATCGAGGACACGGTTACTGGCGCTCTGATCGTTACGCGAGCGTGGGACGGTACTGTTCTCGCCACACATTCGGGCGGAACCACCATTAACGCGCTACGGCAATTCATTGTGCAGCGTGGCGCCCTAGGCTCAACCGCAGCGGCACACGATGATGAAGCACCGGTTTACGTGCATGCATACCCGGCCCTACTGAATCAGTTGGTAGTGGCGGAAACCATCGTGACCCTACAACAGATGTCCGCCGCATATGGGCGCACGATTGGCTCTGGCGCTGGAACGCGTGAGGCAGCAGGAATAGGCCTCGATGATTTGCGGGAGCGAGCGTGGCGTCAGCTAGGCCGTAAAGGCAGATCGGCGGCTATCTAATGCCTGCCTTCCGCGTAAATGTAAAGGTTGAGCATAAGGGTGCGGTATTCAACGCCTCAGCTACTAAGGCGGCAGGGCAACGAATGACCACGCGGATCAATGACACTCTCGCACAAATCGGCGTGGATCGCATTAAGGATCGGCTTAGGCAAGTATTGCAGAATCCAACCGGATATTACCAATCACGCATTACGGTTGATCGCCGGTCACAGGCTCGCTTGATTACCGATGGGGGAGTGATCTACGGAGGATGGCTAGAGGGCGTGTCCAGCCGCAACAGGGCTACGCGCTTCAAGGGATATCGAACGTTCCGAATCGTGCAGCAGCAACTAGCTAAGGATAAGGCAGCGCTCGCACAGCCGTACGTCGATCAGTACGTAAGGGAAATGAATTCATGACAACGCCAACAGGGAATGAAGAATGGATTGATGATATTTACGATGCCGTAGTTAGCGACGTACAGCGTTCAGGCTATTTCGATAAAGTGAATAAGCATGAGCCGAAACGGGCGCAGCGTACGGGTCTCACGGCGGCTATATGGGTGCAATCCCTAGAGCCTCTAGGCACCATCAGCGGATTAGCGTCCACTAGCGGACGGCTAGTGTTCACGCTCCGCATGTACCAAAATGCATTGCTAGAACCACAAGACATGATCGATCCGATGATGATCAAAGCGGTAGCGAATTTGATGCGACGCTATCACGATGATTTCGACTTTGAGGGCACTATCCGCAATGTCGATTTGCTAGGCGCTTTTGGAGTCGCGCTATCCGCTATTTCGGGATATCTCGATATCGACGGAACAATGTTCCGCATTATGGATATGAACATTCCATGCATCGTCAATGATATTTGGCCTCAGGTTAACTAGGGGGTGAGGTAATGGCTAAAGAATCAGGTCTAGGCGCACAGCTTTACATGGATGAGTGGGACCTATCCAACGACACCAATAGCATTGGAACAATCAGCAAGGCAACCAATCTATTGGAAATGACCGGCATCGATAAGCTAGCCATGGAGCGTAAGGCGGGGCAGCTTACCGGCAAGCTGACAGCTACCACGTTCTTTAATCCAACTAACGCGCATGCCGCGTATGAAGACTTGCCGCGTGCGGATCGGCAATTCTCATACTTTCACCGTGCCACGCTCGGCGCTCCCGTTGCGTCGTTGGTAGCTAAGCAGACCGGCTATAACCCTACCCGTGATGCGGCAGGATTGCTCACGGCAGAGGTTGACGCAGAATCTAATTCATGGTGGCTAGATTGGGGTTACGCCCTTACCGCAGGCAAGCGTACTGACGGTAGTGCTACCAACGGCACTGGCGTTGATTTCCAGATTGCAGGCATGCCAGCAAGTTTCGGATTGCAGGCGTATTTGCATGTGTTCGCATTCACTGGCACGAGCGTAACGATCAAGATTCAGCAATCGTCTGACAATGGCGTAGGCGATGCATGGGCAGACGTTACCGGGGGAGGCTTCACAACGGTCACAGGCGTGACGAAAGAGCGTATCGCTACCGGACGCACCCTAGCTATTGAGCGATACCTCAGAGTGGTTACTACCGGCACATTCTCTGATTGCGTTTTTGCTGTGCAGGCGGCAGTAAATAGAACGGACATGACGATATGACATCCATTGGCTTTAGCGCTAACCGGTCGGTGCATCGTGTTACGCCGAATATGCCTACGGGCAATTACAAAACTTACCGTGTGATGTCTCCGCTAGCCACGCATCACCGTAGCGCGACATGTGCTGAGGTGAATTGCCACGCATACACGGAAGGATGGACCTATAAGAAGAGCGACCTAGATGAACGCCTGTTGTACCTAGTAACACACGCAGGCAAGCGGTACCGCGAAACTGATTTCGATAATGCCACCTATCTAGTGTTCGAACCCGGTCAAGCCTGCTTTCAGGCATCGACGCATACTGTCCCGCTTGATCGACCGGAATTCTATTATGCAGGGCAGGGTGATTACCGGTCGTTCAGCACTAGGCGAGCACAGAAGTTCACGCGCCCTGATGACTGGGTAGACAGCTTTGCCAACCACATTGACAAGATCAACACTGTAATTGAAAGGGGTTAGCCATGGCTAAGGAAACCGGTCTAGGTTGGACTACGTGCAGTGTCGACAATGACGCTAGCTCACTCAAGGATGTCAAGAACGATGTAACTAACCTAGAGTTTGCTACGCCGTACGCGTTGCAGGAAGTGACCGGCATCGACAAGTCTGCAATGGAGCGCCTAGCCCTGCTTGCGGACTGCACCGGCACGCTCAATGGCGTGTTCAACCCTGCTGCTGACCGCATGCACGCGGTTATGTCTGGAGACCTGCGAGTGGTGCGTACGCTCACGCTCGCTATTAGTTCTCAGACACTATCCAATGAGGTGCTATTCAGTGACTACTCCCTGACGCGTGCAGCCGGGGGTGAATTCACTACTGCGCACCCATTCTCGCTAGCGGACGGAACTGTACCTAACTGGTCATAGCACTACGCGTTACAGAGAGAGGATGAGGGAGAATGGGATACAAGCCAGCTAAGAAGGTCTATAACCTCGAATTCGTCGATCACCCGGGACTAGAGGTTTCCTGCAAGGGTGCGACGCTAGGCGAGATTACTGATGTTCAGAAAATGAATGTCAATGTGCACGAGAAAGACGACGAAAAGCGAATGGAAGTTTTCCGGTTCTTTGCCGGGAAACTACTCACATGGAACCTAGAGCATCCTGATACTGATCTAGGTGGACCCTGCCCGCTGTGTGGCCTAGAGGCGGGGATGTCTATGCCTACCACATTGGACGGAATGCTCTGCCTAGAGCTAGATCTGATTATCGCAATCATTACAGGATGGGTGTTTGCCGTCGCCCGTGTGTCGCTCCCAAAAGAGTTGAGTTTGAACGCTGGCGGGAGGAATGGCCCCGCGTCGCTCCTGCCGGATGGGATGACAGCAGAGATTACGAAGAGGCTAGAGGAAATTCAAAACCCAGGGACATTGCCAATGCTGAGCTAATTCTAGGGCTAATGGAGAGGTTCAATTATCCGAGCCTCTCCGCCCTAGCTAAAGAGAGCGCCGACATACTGTGGCTTTTGGAATGTGAGAGCTACGGAAAACGCCGCGATGATGATGAGGAATTGGCCGAACGAATGGCGGAAGCTGAGGCACAAGAACAGGAAGCGAGGTTAGCCGGTGGCGAATGAGATCAATATTACCGTTGGCGCTAATGAAACCGCCTCAGATGTCATTTCGGGAGTTGGGAAGGCTACCCAGCGAACCGAACGTGTCATTGTGCAATCTATGGGATCCACCGAAGAGGCGTTCGATACCGCCGTACGTGGCGCTAGCAAATTCGGTTCAGTCATGGATACCACTCAGGGCGCCGCAGGGCAGCTATCAGAGGGTATTGATGGAGTAGGGCAGGCCTCACAGGCTATTAGCGACATCATGAGCCATAGTGCCCGTAAGGCAGAAGATCTAGCGCGGGCACAGACGGACGTGGAACAGGCAGCACAGGATGCCTCTCAGGCTGTTGAAGATATGAATCAGGCAATGCGGGATCAGGCGCAGTCCGCGATTGATGCAGAGCAGGCAGACCAGGATGCGGAACAGGCCATTTTGGATAAGGCCAAAGCGCAAAAGGATCTCAATGCTGCAATCAAGGAATTTGGTCCCAATTCTGATGAGGCACGGCAGGCGCGTTTGGATATGGCACAGGCGGAAATCGACCACACACAAGCGGTAGAGGATGGCCTACAGGCGGAGCGAGACGCGCAACAGGCAGCGCTAGATAGTAAGCAGGCACTCATTGATCAGAAATCGGCAGCGACCGAACTAACCGCCTCACAGCGAGAGCTAGCGAGCCAAAGCTCAATTCTCACGCAGATGTCGGATTGGGCTGGAATGCTATCCGGTGTGCTTTCCGGTCTAGTCGGCATCATCGGCGCGGTTACCGCCGTGCAATGGCTATGGAATGTCGCCATGACGGCTAACCCTATTGGCCTGATCATCGTGGCTATCGGCGCTCTAATTGCGATTATCGTCCTGATCGCTACCAAGACTGATTGGTTCCAGCGCCTGTGGAAAGCGATTTGGAGCAAGATTGGCGATCCCGTTAAGGCTACGTGGAATTGGATCAAGAATACGACTAGTTCATTCATCAAGTGGATTACTAATGTATTCAAGAATCTACCTAAGTCAATCGCTGGCGCATTCAAGAGCCTAGCAAAGATCATTACCGCGCCATACCGTGCTGCGTTCAACGGCATTGCGTGGGCATGGAACAATACCATTGGGCGTATCAGTTTCTCGGTTCCGTCGTGGGTGCCTGGTATCGGTGGCGCATCATTCAGCGTGCCTAGAATTCCGTCGCTAGACGTAGGTACCGATGAGGTTCTTAAAACTGGTCTAGCAATGATCCACAAGGGTGAACGTATTACGCCCGCTAAAGCGAGTGCTTTCACAGGGCGGGACTCTGGCCGTATGGGTGGTCATGCCGAACCGCTAGAGATTGTTGTTCGACTAGAGATGGACGCGACGGATAGCAAGATCATGGAACCGATTCATGAGAATATCCGTGCCTACGTGAAGCGGGCAGGCGGGAATAAGGTACAGGTTGCTTACGGCAGGGGGCCTGCATAATGGCATTCCCTAGTGATGTCCTTGGTACGCATGTGCAATTGCAGATCGACGGCACATGGACTGATGTCATGCGCTACGACGATGACACCAAAATTCTGCAAAGAGATGGAATCAGTATCAAGCGAGGGGCTAGCGGGCTACAAGACCGCACACCGCCTGGTATCTGCACATGGAAATGGCAGGACCCTAACGGCATCTACAATAACGAAAACCCACGCTCGCCGTACTACGGCCTGCTGCCACGTAACACCCCCGTGCGTGTCTACGTGCCGCGTGAAGCGCCGAGCCTATACATGCTCAGGCGTGACGATGGTTCGCGGGCGCAGACGACGGATAAGGCTGCCCTAGACATCACTGGCGATATCGAAATTCGTATAGATTTCGAACCTCGCCGCTTCACTCGCTGGATTAGCGGTCAGAATCGTGGAATGCTGCTAGCCAGCAAATATAACGATACCACGCAACGATCGTGGTACGTCCGCTTTGGTGAGTCGGCACTCAATGCTAGCTTGACGCATCTAGCATTCATTTGGTCTACCAACGGCACGAATAGTGTTCTTGCGGACTGTACCGAGTATCTGCCGACAACGGGCAGAATTGCTATTAAAATCACGATGGATGTTGATAACGGGGCAGGCTCGCGGGAAGTCAAATTTTGGACGTCGACAACAGGCATTGACGGCACCTATACACAGCTAGGCACTACGGTTACCGGGAGCACGACGAGTATTAATTCAGGTTCCGCCAACCTAGAACTAGGTACTATGAATGGGGGAATGGATCAACACGAACTAACAAGTAGCTATATCAATTATGAGGGACGGATCCATCATTTCCGCCTATATAACGGGATCGGCGGCTCACTAGTAGCTGATGCTGATTTCGGAGCGCAAGACATCGGCGATACATCATTCTCTGATGGCCTAGGTAACACATGGACCATTGAGGGCACAGCGGAAATCACGGATGCAGATTACCGCTTCCATGGGGAATTGAGTGCTCCGGTACTAAAGCCTAAGCAGAGTGCCGACGGCGTAGGCACTGATATTGTGATTGAGGCTGAGGCAGGCGGTATTCTTCGCAGGCTGAGTACGAATGAGACCCCACTACAGTCACCCATCTATTTGACGTTCAGCACGTACGGTCCTAGTGGGTGGTGGACAGGCGAGGAATCTGACACGGCCGACTCGACTACCACCGCTAGTAGCGGCTCACCGGGCGGTAATCCTGCACGCATTTCTGATATCGAATTCGTAGGGTTTGATTCAGAAATCCCCGGTTCAGCTGGTGTAATGGAATTGGGCGCTGCCGGATCATTCACGGGGATAGCTACAAACGTAACCGCAACTAGTGAATCACATTTTTATATGTTCTTTAAGTTCCCGTCTGTGCCAGTTGCCGATCAATATCTAGTCAACTGGTATAGCACAGGGACGGGCAAGCGGTACAGTCTCATGATAGGTACGCTTTCGTACCATCTTCGTATCTATAGTGATACTGGAACCCTACTTGCGGAAAACAATACTTCGTTCGGTTCAGGTGCCGAGCCTGATAACTGGATCGCCTACCATTCTAGGCAGTCTCAGAATGGTGGTAATATCGATGTCACGCATGAGTGGCACGCGGTAGGTACCGACCTGTACTACACAGCGAGTGTTACGTCATTTGCTGGCACTATGGGGCGGCCGGATAAGGTAACCATCAATCCTGGCTCGGGTTGCGATGGCGTACGGTTCTGCCATGTGATGATGGCGCCTACGATCGGTTTGGAATTCTTCGCGGGAACGCCAACGACCAATATTGTTAACTTTGCGCGTGCGTTCGCAGGAGAATACGCAGACGATCGTTTTACCCGCATATGCACGTTGCTAGGTGTTGAACCTAATATCATTGGATTCCGTAGTGCCATTAGCCAGCAAATGGGGCCGCAACCTATTGATACAGGTATCAACATTCTGTATGAGTGCGCAGAGGTCGATGGCGGAAAGATAATAGAGGCGAATGATCGCCCTGCGTGCCTCGAATTCCGCCCTATTCGCTCGCTATACAATCAGTACGGAATGGAGTTGGTATGGAGCGACCTAGCGGAAGGGCTAGAAGCTACGCCAGACGATACCGATATCGCTAATGATATTAGCAGTAAGCGTGCAGCGGGTGGGACCGCGCGGTCTACATTGCAGTATGGCGCAATGTCGATTCAGGCTCCGCCTGATGGTATCAATCTAGTACCTGATGGACCCACATTTAATTGCTATACCGTTGAACAATTGGTACGCCTGACGGATGCCGCACTATTCCGCCGCACGTGGCCTAGTGCACGCTACCCCGCATTGGTAGTGCATATGCATCATCCTACCTTTGCTGGTGATGCAGATAAATTTTTGCTGGCGCAAAAGACAGAAGTTTCCGACATCATTAGGGTGACTGATCTGCCGCTATTCATGGCGCCTGATGAATTGGCATTGATGGCTACGGGCATTAGTGAAGAAATACACGGCCAGGAATGGACAATTGCATGGGCACTGACGCCATATGGCCCATTCGAGTCGTCTGAAAGTCAGACTGTCCCGGGAGATAAATACTCTTCATACGTTGCAGCGCATACGACAATTGATGGTGTTGTTCAGCAGCAACTGAATACGGCAATTGATGCTGATGATACAAGCATTAGCGTCAAAACGCTAAGCGGACCGATCATAGTTGAGGGTTCCGTTAGCTGGCAGATTAAAATCGGAGGTGAGGTTATGGACGTAACGAATGTTAGCGGGTCTAGCTCGCCGCAAACGTTGACAGTCGCGCGTGGGGCGGTTGGCGGTTTTGCTTCAGCGCACGCGGAGAATGACTATGTTCGGATCTTCCCTGAGCTATTTGCGAGGCTGTGATGGCTAAATATCCTAACTGGTTTGTTGGGCTATCTCAGTCGGCATCCAACTTCGCTGCCGGGCTTCCTGATGTCTATGTGAAGTCGACAGTAGAAACGATTTCCTCAGATAACACGCTCAGCAACGACTCTGAGCTGTCAAGCATCCCGCTAGGTGTGGGAACATTCTGGGTGCGTGCATTCATCATGGCTACGTGTGCCACGTCGGCAACGCCTGACCTTAAAACTAGATGGGCATTCACAGGCACATGGAATAGTCCTATTCGCGGCTGTCTAGGTCCCGCACCGGGTAACACAGCGTCGAGTGATGCGGTTACCCCTTCGAAAATGCGTGGGGTCGCGACTAGCTCAGATGCTATCTATGGATTTCCCGCCAGCACTGCATACAACCTCATTACCGAAGAGGCGTTTAATGTGACTGTGACTGTGGCAGGAAATCTATCACTCCAATGGGCACAGAATACCTCTGACGCATCGAATACAGCGGTACAAGCGGGATCGGCCATGGTAATTAGGCAGCTAGCTTAGAAAGGGGTAAGTAGGTGGCGCGTCTAGTTGCTTGTCTTGTCGCGCTACGCGAGGAATTCAATCGCATAGCGCCAACTCGCGATAAGGAATCAGATGGATGGATTGGAGATGAGGCACACCAGAGCGGAAATTCAGACCACAACCCAGATGCCAACGGCAATGTTCACGCAATCGACGTAGACAAAGATCTCAATACTGATTTTGATATGCAAGATTGCGTTGATTACATTATCAGTGAATGTCGTAAGTCGGGCGAGAGCGGAAAAGATAAGGGCCGCCTCAAATACGTCATTTACAATCGCGTAATTTGGGAGGCATCTAACGGGTGGAATTCTCGCCCGTACACCGGCAGCAACCCCCACGACAAACATGCGCACTTTAGCTGCGAGTACGCAGAGAAGTATGCGGAAGATGACAGCCCATGGGGTCTAGTAGAGAGGTTCGGAGATATGGCTAATCAATTTCTAGTTAAGCAGAATCCGAATGCGGGACCAACGGAAGAGGTTAAATTCTGGCAATATCAATTGGAATGGGCAGGCTATGACCCTGGCGAAATTGATGGCATATTCGGAAGCAAGATGCGCGCCGCGCTAGATAAATGGCGCAAGGACCGGGGACAGGCGGTAGTGGATAACATTACCGGTTGGACTGCGGCAACGATGCTAAAGGAAATGGCTCAGCGTTACGCGGGTAAGCCGGGAACGAATGGAAAGGACGGTGCTCCCGGCGCACCGGGCAAGGATGGGAAAGACGGCGCGGACGGAACATTCAGCGGCACTCTCAATGTAGTTAGTGGAACCCTAGTAGCAGAGGACGCAAGCTAATGAGTACACATGTAACTACTTCCGCCAAAGCCGTTGCGGCGGCTATCGGTACCACGCTCACGGCGGTTACTACCGCACTGGCGACGGTGCAACTAGTTCTTTCTGATGATGCAATTGACCTAGCTGAGGTGAGCACGCTGGCGACGGCGGCTGTCTCGCTCGCGGGCACTGTCTACGCCGTGTGGCGTACAGAGAATAAGCCTAAGTATGCAGGACAGAGCCGCAGTACGTGGAATGACTGAAACGGACAAATTGGATGTGACGCAAGTCACACTGTAGGGGGTAGCGCTGAGGCGGTTGGGCCAACTAGGTTGGTGGCACAACTTGATGAACGGTTCAACCGCCTAGCAGGGCCTAGCGACCTAGAGTCAGCCTGTAAGCCTAGACACGGAAAGCCAGGGGTAGTTACCTCCCGCCGAACCAAGTAGTTACCGAATAGGATTCAACGCAGCACCTACACAGCGTTCACGCCAACACCACGAACACGGTGGCCTAGATCTACACAGCGATTCGCTCGCTTGACGACTAGATAGGTATCACGCTTGATCGGCGTACGGTGTGAATCCTTTTGTAACTACTTTGACTTTAGAACCGGCAGACACGCTATGCGATACACAGCAATTAGCTTGCTTGATTCGCATTAACAGTCTGCCGGTTCGGTCATTCACATGTGTGCATACTGGGTGGGTCCGACTGAACCTAAGTTGGCTAAGGCTTTCTACAGACACCGGAATCCCGGTGTGCACACTTGTGAGTGACTTTGGAGAGGGTTACTCATTTAAGAGAGGAAATGGGATGTTGGAAATCGGAAAGCCGTACCTGTGGAAGTCTCTCAGCTACGGTAACGTTGCTGTGCATTTCACGGGACTTTCCCCGAACGGGAAGGTTGCCAATTTCACCATCGACGGCGGCGAGGCTAGCACTCCCGCACAGCGATTCCCGGAACTGTCCGACGGAATCTACTTCGCTACGGCAGGCCAACTGGTGCGGCGTCCGTCGCGTCGTCCCGGTATCCTGCACAACCGTCCGGAAATCGCCGTGAAGCCTACGGCGGCACGCCGCAAAACTACAGCGAAGATGACGGAAACTATGAATAGTGAGGTCAAGTTCTAGTGCGGCGCAATCAATGGCTTAACCAGACGCGGCGTGAATCCATGGTTGTTATCGTTCGTCCGGATATCAATCGTGGTCGCCCAATGCGGGATATGCTGCTTAGTGACTACGTTGAGGTTCCCCGACTCAGCCTGTACGGGACCTATTCGCTAGAGAGCATGGTCCGCTTCACCCGTGGAAGTAATTCCTAAGTAGCTTTGCGCATATGCATTCTTCCCCGATACATATGCGCATGATCTTAATTCGGCAGTGAGTTAAGAGGGGCGCCACGTGCTATCTACGCGCCGTGGCGCTCTGGTCGCTATAGCCCAATGGCAGAGGCAACGGCTTTAGGTGCCGTATAGTGAGGGTTCGAATCCCTCTAGCGACACGGTTCCGCTGGCATACCGGAACGCCAAACGCTATTAAGCGTGTATGCAAGTCCTAGGGTGAGTGCATGCACCCCGGGCGTAACGCTGGCACGGCAGCGTATACCGTCTCGCAAACGGTCAAGGTTCGCGATCTATTGCCCCCAATAGATAGAATCCCGTGCACTATGCGGCGGTTGGTACAATGGGCACGGGTTTCAATGGAGCATTCTCACGCCCGTGTTACAGGGTGGTTCGATTCCCCCTCGTCGCGCTTGGTAATACAAAGAGAGTGAGAATGGAATGGCTGCAACGAAGCGGTTTATATGCCGCACTCACCCCGGCGGAGTATTCGAAAAGGTGGCTGCTCGCGGAAGGCAGCCTGTACGTTGCACGGCGGATTACCCATGCGATAAGTCTGCGGAAGTCAGCAATACAATTCGCGACGTTCCGGGGGTCGGTAAGGTTGCTATCGTAACTGCTGCTGAGGCGCCCAAAGCGGATAACATTAGCCTGCCTCTCGCCATGGCGGCTAAAGAGCGCCTAATCGCTCGTGAATGGGTAGTCAAGGGACGTGCGTGGATTGATGACACGGACGACGAGACTAACGGCCCGTGGGCAGAGATTACCGCCTCACGCGATGAAGAGACTTTGGTCATGAAATGGCATGGCGGGTATCTAGTCGAACAGAATTACTCGATGGAATTCCTTAAGCCTAGCCAGAATGGCGTGCCTGGTCGGCAACTGAGTTTCGATCCTGACGAATTGACTGACTCTGAGCTAGTCAAGATGATCAAAGGAATGCGCGTAACGTGGTGGAATACGATCGGGGGATCGTACGATTCTGCTGTGATCGGCGATAAGGTCACCATCGAACACATTTTCTTTTCCAACGGCGATGAGGACAACACTAAGCGGATCGTTAAATTCGTTGATCGGAATGCAGGAGGCTTCCGGGCGTTTCATGTCACTGCTCTAGTGAAGGTTGGATAAGTGTCAACGCTGGTGTGCACGGCAGTAACGCTGCTTTGTTGCTGGCTTTATCTGAGGTGGTGGAGTAAGCGTTAATGGCTGATCGAGTCAACACGCTAATGCTGCTGATCCTGTTCGGATCATGGGCTATGGGGCATGTCGGAATCGCATGGGCGGTACACGACCACAAGGATTGAATACACGGAACCCTCACGGTTTATGATCGTGGGGGTTTTTGTGTCAGGAGAGATGATGACGAGACCTAGCGTAGAAAGGGCACTGCCGTTCAACTGTCCGCGTTGCGGAGCGCGCATAGGTGAGCTATGCCGGTCGGCTAGCAAAAAGCCTATGGCTAAATACGTCCACCCAGAGAGAGAACCGAGCGACGCTACTAAGAGCCCGTTTATATCAATGCAACTGAGGAACTGGCTACGCGCTAACGCACACATTCTGCTAGGTGATGAATGAGCAAGATTGGAATAGATAAACGAGGCAGACGCATTGTGTTGTATTCCTCGGTACCTATCGGGGGCCTAAAGACGACGATACCGGGTGCCTATCAGTCTGTTTCCGGCAACTGGACGGTTCCGCTAAGCATTGAGTCGTGTAAGTTGCTGCGGCAGAAATTCGGTACCCGCCTAGAGGTTGGAAACGAATTACGCCGTTGGGCTCACGGAGTACAGCAGTCCCGCCGGTATATGGCTGAGCTAGGCAAGCGTTCTGACGCTAAGCTAGAGAACCTAGCAAGACGTGCGCCTAAGCTAGCTAAGGCTATGCGACGCCGGAAATACCAGCGTGTAGGCGCTAGATTCATTGCAGACAACCACGCAAGTCTAATTGCCGACGATCCGGGCCTAGGTAAGACCCTGATCTGTATGGGCGGCATCCTAGAGGCTGAGGTACCCGGGCCGTATCTGATTGTGGCGCCTAGAACCGCCTCAGAGAGCGTCTGGCGTCGTGAGATAGAGCGTTGGCTGCCTAGGGAACACCGGGCGGTTACGATGCCTCAGTTTCGCTATCAGCGGGAGAAAGCGCTACGCCTGACGCGATTCGGTGAGCACACGTGGTTGATCGTGCACCCGGAAATGGCACAAGTACAGTCCTATCTAACATGCGCTGAGTGCGGCGGTAGGTCAGTACTTAAGCAGAAACAGGCGTTGATTCTCGACTGTGGTCACCAAAAGAACCGTAAAACGCAGAGAATCGATGAACCTAGTTACCCTGCTTTGTTCGAAATTTCGTGGGGTGCCATCGTTGTTGATGAATCGCACGAGAGTCTGATTCGCCGCACTGGTGTTCCTACACAGCGTCGACGTGGGCTAGACATGCTGGCTACCCGGAATGACGGAATGCGTATCGCCATGAGCGGAACGCCGTTCGACTCTAAACCTCATCAGCTATGGGGAACACTCAATTGGCTAGACCCACAGCAGTATTCCGCCTTTCATAGGTGGGCTGAACTGTACTGGCAGAAAGGCGGGTATACCGGCTTTGAAATCGGGGAATTCCGTAAAGATCGGGAGAGTATGCTATGGGATAGCCTTTCTGCTATTTCATTGCGACGCACTAAGGCAGAGGTTGCGCCAGACCTTCCACCGAAAATGGAAATCGGCACGCCACTAAACCCACGCGAGCCTGATTCACCAATCGGTATATGGCTCGAAATGGATGGCAAGCAAGAGCGCGCCTACGCGGAAATGGAAAAGCTCAGCGAGACGGACTTAGAGTCCGGCCAGCTATCCGCGACTACCGCCCTAGCTGAGCTAACCCGGCTTAAGCAACTGGCGTGCGCATACGGTGATATTGATAAACGTGTAATCCGTGCACGCTGCGAGCGTGATAACCAATGTCAGGACTGCGCAAAGCAGGGTTGGCACCTAGAGGATAAATTCTTTTACACGCCAACGCTGCCGAGCAATAAGTTTGATTGGATTGTGGAAAGCCTAGAAGAGTGGGGCTATCCCAAGGATCCGCTAACTAAGATAGTCATCGTTAGTTTCTACACTGGCATTCTCGAAATCATGTCGAAAGGCATAGAAAAGCATTTCAAGAGAAAGCCGAATAATCCGCTGTGTACCGCCATCACAGGGCGCACGCCTAGTAGTGATCGTCGGACCATTATCGACAGATTCAATACGGGGGATGGTCCGGATATCATGATGTTGAATGTCAAGGCGGGAGGTACCGCCATCACGCTAGATACAGCGGATAAAATGATCTTCATTAGTGAGACACGGATTCCTGATCAGCAATTGCAGGCTGAAGATCGTATCCACCGTGTAAGTAATCCACGGACGTGCATGTACTACTATCTCCGGTCGCTAGGTACCGTCGACGTAGGCACGGCTATTGTGAATGCAGAGATGCGGCGTGACTCACACAGGCTGCTAGACCAACGCCGTGGCGTGGAATACATGCGGCATGTAATGGATCTCAGTCATGGGAGATGAAGCGGAGCGCTAAATTGCCCGCTTGACATCAATTCCGACACGGGTTAGGTTGCAACTTCCGGCTAAAAATAGTCCGGAGACAGAGGAAAGGGAATTTGTAATGGCTGTACGTAGGGGAACTACCTCACGGACCGGAACGCAGCGACGGAGCGCCAGCAAGACGGCGGCTGCACCGGCCGCCCGTAAGCGTGCTGCGGCGCCTGCTAAGGCTACGCCTGCTGCTGCCCGGCGGGACGTTACGGAGTACGCGGAAAAGCCTGCCACGCCGTATCACAAGGCATTCGCAAAGTGGATCGTGCAGGAGGTTGGATACGATCCGGACACTGCCACGAGCAAGCGCGCCGCATTCCTTAAGGGCGTTAGCATCGCTACTGCCGCGCGGCCTTCGTTCAACGAATCGGATTTCATCGCTGAGTGGCGGGAGAAGACCGGCGAGACTAAGCGCGGTCCTAAGCCTAAGACTGAGGAAGCGGCGCCTAAGGCGCGGGCTACCAAGCGTCGTCAGCCCGAACCGGAGCCTGAGGAGGATGACGATTTCGAGGATGAGGACGAGGAATTCGCCGAGGAAGAGGATTCCGATTCGGATGACGATTTCGACGAGGATGAGTCAGACGACGATGACGATTCCGACGAGGATGAAGACGACTTTGAGGATGAGGACGACGAGGAAGAGCCTGCACCGGCGCCTAAGGCTCGCACTTCGCGTGCTCGTAGCGGCACGGCTAAGGCAGCTAACACCCGGCGTAGCGGTACCCGTCAGCCTGCTAAGGCTGCCCCCGCTAAGCGCACCGCTAAGCCTGCGGCTGCCGACGATGACGATTTCCTGTTCTAATAGCTAAAGGGCTTTCCCACCATTTGATAGCGCTGGGCGGGAAAGAACCGGTCTAGTCAACCGGGGTGGGGTCGGCTCATGTGGCGTGAGTCGGCCCCTTTAGCATGGGAGTACCCATGAATGTAATTACACTACTATGGATTATTCTAGGAATTACCATCACGTTCATGGTGGTTTGCGTTGTCGGTATTGTCTATGCAATTAGGGACTCACGATGACAACATGGATTTACTAAATGGACAGGCTACCCCTGATTCGCCATTCGGAGCGCGTAGCGTATAAACGATGCCCGAAGAAATGGTTTTGGGCATGGCGCATGGGGCTAGTCCCTAAGCACAAGACTTATGGAGCGCTAGACTTAGGCACATGGGTGCATGAGGCGTTTGCCGATTGGTATCGTCACGAGGATCGAGATAACGTCAACCTCGCAGGCATTTTCATGCAGGCGTATACAGCTACCGCGCTATTGGCTAAAGAGGCAGGCGCTCCGCAGTATGCCCTAGATAAAGCGGAAGAGCTAGCGATGCTCGGCGAGGCAATGCTTACCGCCTATCAGAAATTCTATGGTGCTGGCGATCCTGACGTTAATGTGATCGCGGCGGAGATACCCCTAGAATTCCCGATTACAGATTCCGACGGTAAGCTAGTTGCGCTACATAAGCTAAAGCCTGATCTAGTGTACGCTGATCGTAACGGTGACGTATGGCTGATGGAGCACAAGACAGCCGCACAAATTAGGCTCGGGCATCTACCTATTGACGATCAGGCACGCCCGTATGTCGCCATGGCGGAACCGGCGCTACGTAAGGCAGGCGTTATCGGCAAACGGCAGTATTTCAAAGGGGTTATGTATAACTTCGCTCGAAAGGCGCTGCCGGACGAACGGCCGAAAGACGCTCAGGGTAGGTCACTGAATAAGAATGGTTCGGTTAGCGCTAAGCAGCCAACCCCTACATTCATGCGACACCCGATCACACTCACACGCGCTGCACGCAGGATTGCTCTTATGCGCTTGCGTATCGAGACAATGCTAATTACTGACCTCACGCGGGCCTTGCATGAGAAAGCCATTGATCCGCGCGTGCTCACTAAGACTCCTCATAGTTCCTGCGAAAAGCTATGCCCATTCTTCACGATGTGCGTAGTGGAAGAGCAGGGTGGCGATATTAGCGAAATGCAGCGCACGATGTACGTACGGCGTGACCCGTACCTTTACGAGGAAGAGACTACAGATATCCCACTCAGTTTCGAATTGAGCTAATATGATCTGTAAGAAATGCTGCAAGGGTAAGCACATCAAATGCAAGGGTGGAACGTGGTGTGATTGCCAGCATCGTAGCGGCCCTAGAGAAAAAATGATCCGGCTTTCTGAAATCAAGTTGATTCCATGAGTACCGCTGGCCAGCGGTCAACGCTGGTAACGACGGAACGCACGCGGCTTAGCCTCTCGGATTTCGAAAAGGAATTGATCCGCCTAGATCAGGGTGAGGACGAATCAAAGAATCTCCTGATCTACGGAGATTCAGGGGCGGGTAAGACCGTCCTAGCAGGCACGCTGCCTGAGCGAACCTTTTGGGCCGTGTGCGAGCCAGGGTTTAAGTCTGCGGTTCGCTGGCGTCGCTCTCAGGGGCTACCGCAGCATAAGGGCGCACGACGCGTCAGCAATAGCGCTGAGGCATGGGGCCTTATTGAGTGGCTGGAATACCGCGAGCGTTACCGTAAGCTAGATTGGCTGGTAATCGACGGAGCCACAACAATGCAGGATCGTTTCAGATTGGCGTATACGGCGGAAGCGTTTGACGCGAATCCTGCAAAGCGTGCACACCGGAATCTGCCGGATCGGCCCGACTATTTCAACACGCAGAATTTCCTAAAGTCGTGGATTCCGCGACTAGTCGATATGCCGGTTAATCTGCTGATCACGGCGCACGCTTATCGCACAGACCTTACCGAAGATGGGGAACTACTTGTGTTCCCTGGTTTTCAGGGCAAGGGAACGGAGGTATCTAACGCGATATCCGGGCTAATGGACGCTACCGGGTACATGGAAGCACGCCGCGTTAAGGGCCGTAGAACCGATGAGGTTCGCACCATTCGACGGCTATGGTTTGAGTCGCCTATGGATCGTTCACGAAAGGACGATCAGCAAGTGCGCTACATCGTAGGCGATAAGTTCCAATCGTTGGGTGAGAAAATCGAGAATCCGACGATGCCACAAATCGTAAGTATGATCGATGGAGAGGGAGAGCAAGAATAATGCCTAAGGTCAATTGGGGTATTCGCGCTTCCGATGTCGACAATTTCGACAGAGAATCGCAGTACACCCCTTACGACGGACCGATCCCCACAAACGGCGTTTACCAATTCCGGGTGAAGCGCCTACAGTCGATCGCCGGTACGCGGGAGAAGAATCCTCAGTTGCGTGTGGGACTAGAGCTAGTTCCGCGCAAGGGTCGCGCTGAGGAAAAGCGCATGGCCGGATACTTCCTTATGGCGTTCATTCCTGTTTCCGATAAGACGGCATTCAGGTATGTTCCGTTCCTTGACGCCATCGGAGTCAGCGGCAGGGAATTCGAGGTCGGCACCATTACCGATGAAGAGGGAAACGTTAAGAAGATCGGCCGTTGGCGGAATACAGGCAATGAGATCATCAAGGCGGAAGTCAAGGACGGGCAAGATCAGAACGGCAACACTCGCAAGGAAATCGGATGGATCGGCGCTCTAGGCGATAGCGGACCGGACGATGACGACGAGGAAGACGCGGACGATGACGATTTCGGCGACGAGGATGAGGAAGAGGACGACGATTTCTAATGCCTACCAGTGAGGTAGAGGTAAACACTACAAATGATTTTGCCCTGCATAAGGGGCAGAACATGGATAACCACACTGCCGCGCTCCGTGGTCAGGCTGCCTACGTCAGACAGGGAATGGTGGAAATTCCTACCTTCCGCACGAGGCAGCTAGCCTATCGATACGCCGCGTGGCTTATCTCGCTCGCTGAATTGCTGCCCGATGAAGAGGGACAGGAAGCTATCGAATTCGAAACGGTGCTAGATGCCATCCGAAACGCTTAGCGGCGAGGTGCAAGAAAAGGATCATAACGGTGTGTGGCGCACAGTTCTAACCGCCACGGGTCACACGGTACACGATGGATGGAAGATGCCGAGGGATTGGCGCGCTACGGCCCAACGCACAGCGCCGTACATTCCTGGTAAGACCGGCCCTATTCTTCCTAACGGCCCTATTCAGGCCTTCCTATCGAGTAACCGCTAGCTATCAAGGCTACCCCGTTTCCGAATGCTATTCGGCTAAATCGCCTAGGTCACTGTGCTATGCGAATACGGGGCGGGGTAGCCCTTAGCGAAGGATAATCTATGTACGGGATTTATAATCTCAATGAGTCCGACGATTCGCAGGCATGGAACTACCACGAAATTCGCAGCCACCGCAAACCGCGTAAGAAGTATCCGCGTACCCGCCGTGTCTCCCTACTCCTAGCCGCTGTGATCGCCGTAGGCACGCTAACGCCGTTGTCTGAGGGGGTAACTCATCCTCTCCCACGTGCTGAGGCCTCTACAGGCATTGAACGGATTGAGCCGCGTATTGCCGCAACCGTTAGCCGTACCGCGCGTGTAGCGTCCGTGCGAACGACTAAGATCAACAAAGTAATCAATTACGCTATGGCTCAGCGTGGGGATCGATACAGGTGGGGTGCCGCAGGACCTAACGCATGGGATTGCTCCGGTCTCGTTAGTGTGGCATTCAAAAAGGGTGCCGGAATTAAGCTACCGCATTTCACAGGCGGTATTCAGAAAAAGGGTAAGCGCGTCGCTAAGAAAGATCTAAGGCGCGGCGACATAATCTTTCCTCAGCGTGGGCACGTCGGTATCTATCTAGGCAATGGCAAAATGATTCACGCCTCTACTAGTAAGGGCAAAATCGTTGTGGCCGATGTTTACGGATTCTATACAGCGCGGCGCATTCTGTAATTGAGAGAGGGAGAGGGAATGCTCAGTCGATTTCTAGCCAGACGAGGCAGGAAAGTAGCATCAGGAGAAGTGACGTACCTTATTAGGGAGCTTCCGCCTATCGATCAGAATGATATCCAGTATGCCGCCATAAATACCAAGGACCTTGCGGTATGGGCTGACAGATACCTCTCTGCTATGGAAACGGAAGAGTCAAAGAACTGGTGCCGTTGTGAATGGATCGTTCATCCTGATGACACCAGAGTCAAGCCGGGCACCTGTAGGGAGTGTGGGGGTCCGCCTAGTGCAATCGTGCACCATGGCCTGCCTGAGGATTTCGAGCAGCGCCTAGCGCATCATTACAAGGGCAAGCGAATGCGGCGTGGCGATCAGGCGAGCGATTGCCCGGTGCATACCCGTGAAGGATTCCTAATCTATTTCTTTACATGGGTATTCGAGCAGCGATGAGTGCAGCGAACATCTATGATGCATTGTTCCGCCTAGAAGAGGAACACACAGACGCCCGTGGCGTATTCCCGGAGTTGTCTACTAGCCGCTACGTGCCGGGGGAAGGTAACGCGACTAACTGTCAAGCGTTCATTGTTGGTGAGGCACCCGGCGCGCAAGAGGATGCAGCGAGTAGACCGTTTGTCGGTCCTGCCGGTAGCGTGCTACGGCAACTAATGGAGTTGGCAGGGTTCTCATTTGCTGCTGAGAATTACTGGCTCACCAACGTTATTAAGTTCCGGCCACCTAGAAACAGGAATCCAACGGAAACAGAAATCCGTGCGTTCCGCCCGTTGCTACTAACGGAATGGAAGATAGTCGGATCACCTCAGCTAATCATTCCAATTGGCGGAATCGCACTACGTGCCATCGTAGGAAGATCGATATCAATTCTCCGTGCTGCCGGTAAGTGCCATACGTACACGACACGCATGGGCCGTGAGATAAGTATCTGGCCGATGGTTCACCCGTCATTTGGTTTGCGCAATCCGGCAGCACAGCCGTTGCTAGAACAGGATTGGGAAAATCTGGCAGCGTGGCGGAGGATTCAAAGTGGGTAGGTTGCGTAATGAAATTCACTGATGCGCGATTGCTTGTGACAGGCTCACGAGGCTGGACTGATGGCGGTACTATCTGGCACGCATTACGTATGTTCAAATCACAATGCGCTAATCAGCCAACACTAATCAGCGGTAAATGCCCAACGGGTGCTGATGCAATTGCAGAATACGCGGCTAAAGAATTAGGCTATAGACTAGAACTATACCCCGCAGACTGGGCACGATATGGTAAGCGTGCTGGATTCATACGCAATGAGGTAATGGTAAATGCAAATCCTACACACTGCTTTGCATTCATTGTTGAGAATTCACCCGGTGCTAGCCACTGCCTAGCGCTAGCTAACAAGGCTGGAATTCCTGCAAAGGATTTCCGATGCTGAGGATCAAGGACACCCTAGGCGGCGACCCAATCGAATTCAATTACTGTGAGACCTATGACGACCGTATGGAAATGATAGAGTTTGCTAATGCGCACACAGCTTTAGGCATGGATACCGAATCAACCGGCATCAATTGCTATAAGCCAGGGTGGCAGCTACGCACATTCCAAGTTGGCAACTGGAATACCGCCTATGTGGTGCCTGCTAAGTATAAGACAGTTATTGACGTCATCATTAGGCTTCCTCATGTTAGATGGATTGGTCACAATGGGCCGCATGACATTCGGTCAATTGACTGTTGGCTAGGGGAAGATACCGGCGTCACCTGTGCTGGCGAGACCTACATTCCCGCACACCATGCCGACTCACGGAAACGAGACGAGGGCGGTATTGGGCATGGCCTCAAAGAGCAGGCAATCGCACACGTTGCTCGGGATGCTGGCAAGTGGGAGGCAGCACTTAAGAAAGCATTCAAAGAGATCGAGATACCAATCCCCGGCGCTGTCTATAAATCAGGGCCACGCAAGGGATTGCCTAAGGTACGGAAAGCGAAATTGTCTGAGGGTTGGGCACTCATCGACCCTACGCATCCTGCGTATATAGCGTACGCGGCGGCTGACCCTGTGCTCACATATCGCCTATGGAAATTCTATCAGCCGGTAGTTCGCCAGAATCATGAAATGTATAAATTCGACATGCGTGTGCAGGCGGTAGCGGACACCCTGCATAGGCGCGCCATCCTACTAGACGATAGGTACACGTCACGGCTCAGTGACGCGTATGAGCAGAGGGCGGCGAAGTTCATTGCTCGGGCGGCTGAGTATGGCTGCACAAATATCAATAGTGGTCAACAGGTGGCAACTACGCTCTTGGAGCTAGGGGCGGTACTTACCGCCCGCACTGAGAAAGGCGCATTCAAGACGGATAACAAAGTCTTGCGTGCCCTAGCAGCACTCTATGATGACAACCATTCGCCAGTAAAAGATTTCATTCATTGTGTGCTAGGTGCAAAGCAATTGCTTAAGCGGAGGTCTAGCTATACAGAATCGATGCTAGAGGAAATGGATTCGGATGGGCGAGTGCACCCGAGTATCAATACGCTCGGAGCGCGCACTACACGAATGAGTGTAAGCAGCCCACCATTGCAGCAACTACCTACGGCGAACAGAGAGGAAGATGCGGAATGACGACACTGCCTCGCATGGCACGTGAGATCATCGACAACGGGCCGTACGTGCCCGGCCAGATGCTGCCCCCTACGATAAAGACTCCGCAGGCTGCACTAATGAATGAGATGCGAGAGTTTCTGCTAGCTAGGGGACCTAATACCGATATTACCGGATTCGCCATCATCAAGGACATGTGCAAGGAAGATCTGATTGATGAGATTCTGGCTAATCAGAGAAAGCATTTGCTGACCTGTGAGGTTGCGGACCTTAAGGGCAGCGTTGTTGCCTACCGGGTGGAACGGTACAAGGAAAGCCTTATCTCTGAGGCGGGAATCAAGGTCACACCGGGCATCTTCGGTTCGGCCAAAGTAGAGGACGAGGATTGATGGCCAGGCACAATACAGCGCTAGATAAGCGAGTCGAGGAATACCTAGACAGCAAGGGCATTAGTCCAGATATGGTACGCACAGATTACGTGATCAGGCGTGAGGGCGGAATGACCCTGATCGACATAACACTGTACGCCGAAGATTTCATGGACGAACCGCCGAACACTGATCCGGATCTCTTTACGCGTCGCCCAAAGTATGGTTATCCGACAGAGGACGAGGACTAATGGACGAAGCGATTAAGGCACTAGAAGAGTTGCATGAGCGTGTTAAAAAAGAATCATGGCTTGACGGCGGCACACAGCATGCGATTCTCGCAGGAATTCGTATGTCTATCCGCCACCTGCAACGCTCGGCTAAACAGTGAGACTGCTAAGCGCAGACACCATTAGACGTTGCCTGATAGCCGACCCCGGTCACTCAATGCTCACAGCCGACTTTGACCAAATTGAGTTGCGCATCATCGCGGCTCTTGCTGGCGAACAGGTAATGATCGACGCGGCAAAACGCGGGGAAAGTCTGCATAAGACTACTGCGGCTCAGATGTTTGGGGCGGATTATACGCCTGACGAATATCGCTATTCAAAGAATCTCAATTTTGGTTGGGCGTTCGGTGGTGGTGCTAAAACGCTAGCGGAACAAACAGGCCTACCGATGGGCAAGTGTGCTGAGCTAATTCGTTCATTCGAAAATCAGTTCCCGGCGCTTAGGGCATTCAAGCAGCGGGAACAACAGAAGATTCTCGATCAGGCGCTTAGTAGCGGTCAGCTAAAGGCCTATAGGGAATTGCGTGGCCGAATGCGCTACCTGAGGCAAGACACAACAGAAGGGCGGCGAGCACGGTACGCACTACAGATTCAGATCGACCGCCTGATGTACGGGAAGGTAGGTTACGCAACTACGCCATTCGGTAGGCGGCTACTAGTAGAGGCGGATAAAGCGTATAAGGTAGTGAATTACAAAGTTCAGTCAAGCGCTGCCGACGTGCTTAAGTATGCGTTGCTAGACGTTATGGCTGACCCTGAGCTAGAGCCCACGGTGTTGCTACCCATTCACGATGAGATTCTAGGGCAGGCACCTAAGGGCAAAGCGGAGTACATAGCACAGCGGTACGGCGAGGTAATGACTCGTGACTTCATGGGCGTTCCTCTTACCGCCTCAGGCAAGGTTTATGGGAAGAGTTGGGGCCATGGGTACCGGAAAGAATAGGTATTGGGAATCCTTCCGTGTGGGGTTCTCTTTGACCGTCATCGCGGGAGTTATTTTCATGGCGCTAATCGGTATCGCGAAACTATTTAACTAGGAGAGAGCATGCCTACGAATGACCGACCGACATATGTAACAGATGTGGTCTACAAGAGACAGTTGCTAGACATTCTCCGAGTTACTGATCCTGCGGACTCCGCGCACCAGGCAAGCATTCCAGCACTAGAGGGAATGATTGTAACGCTAGGCCTAGATCTCCCGATCGTCCGCCGAATCACTCCCGAACCTATGGAGTTTACCGATGGTTCAGAAACACAGAATCCGTAAACACGGAAAGGTATGGGTGCTGCACTGTCCCGGCTGTCAGGATCCAGTAACCGGCCCCGTACATCTGATCGGCCCTAATTCATGGTATGCCAGTTCATTCCCGAATATGATGGAATATTATCGGGAATATCATGTCCGCAAGCCCTAACGAATACCACCTAGTTACGTTCGATCCGGGCGGCACTATCGGGTGGGCTCATTTCTGTTTGTCGCTAAGGGCATTCAGCAGGCCTGAGCATCGCGCATTGAAATTCGTAAAGAATTGGTCATGTGGCGAATTCAAAGGATCGGAGCACGCTCAACTAGAAGAGGCACAGCGGCTCATGCACCGGGCACGGTTCGGTGTGATGCCGTACGTGAGTGCTACGGATGTAGTTTCCTCAGGGCACGCGTTGACAGAAATCGTGTCTGAAGATTTCGAATTAACACAGACGGTTGGCGGTAACAATCTACTCAGCCCCGTACGCATCAACGCCGTACTAGCGTGGGAAGCCAGCAAGCTAGGGCTGACGCTGCGGCTGCAACGCCGGTCCATGCGTACGGGAGTGACCCCGGAACGCTTGCAGCTATATGGCTTTGATAGTCCGATGAATCGTAATGGTCAATGGACAACTACGAGTAGCGGCAAAGATGCATTCGCAGCGATGCAGCACGCTATCGTGTGGATCAAGCGAACCAAGCAGCAATCAATGAGTAATCCATGGAAATTGAGTGATGGGCAGACAACGAATGCAAAATGGGATTGCGCTTGCGCCAGGGGCCGACGGTGCGACATCAGGCACCGGAGAGATTAACTCTTTCGGGGAACACATTGGGCGCGAGATTGAGCCAGTCGTGTATCATGTTTATCGGGTGTACGCATATGGGTACACCTCGCTATACGCGACGTACTGGCGTGAGGAGGTGGCTAGGCAGGAAGCGGAAGCGATTCAGGGAATCGTAACCACGTCGGCAATCATCGCGGACTACACAGAAAAGTGAGTAATGCTTAATTGGTATTTTGGCCTAGAGGGATGGGCATGGATTGGTGTGACAGTAGGGTTTATTGGTAGCGTCATCGCTACGTTTCTCGGCATGGTGGTAGCGCTAGGACGAATGATTTTCAATGCTGGGAACGCCAAACACCCTGAGCGTTGCGAGTGCTATGACTGCCAGCGACGGAGAGCGGCGGCATGGGATCGGCGCTATGGGATGGATCGAGAACCTAGGAGGTACCCAACAAGGCCACCACGCAAGTTGTCTACGCGGGAACTACGCTGCGGCATGACGGTAACCGCCATTAGCTCAGGGCTTACCTACCGTATTCGTGATATCGATACCTCAAAGCCGTTGGGTCATCTGATCTATCTACGGAATGTCAAGACCAGCAAAACGTCTATGGTGCTCATTCGTTCGCACATCCTAGATATGGAAATCTGGAATTTGGATACCTCCATCTGGAATGAACCGGATCGGCCAACCAATGGTAACCAGTGACACACCGGGCAACACCCGACCGTGCCCATACTACTTGTGTCAGGCGCGAGTCAAATTCCTGCCGCACGGCACAGACTCACAGCCTGGTAAGAAATTCATTATCCAACGACATGAAATCGACCATCCGATCCTCAGAGGGCAGTGCGTAGCATCGCTAATGTATTTGCCTCTAAATGAGGAAACCCTGGCGCGTTTCGAGGAACGCGAGCACGAAGATTCACGCCTAATCCATGGTGAGGTACGCCGCAGTAAGCCGCCTAGTGGTGGCGATGCTGGCGAATCCACAACACTACGGAACCCCGGACGGATGGGACGTGAGCCGTCAAAGCAATCCCCCGATTGGGCTCTAGGGGGAAGAGCCGATGAGGACGTGCAAGTTCAGCCAACCGGCAAAGAACGAATTCCAATGGGTGTTCTAGGAAAGGTAGTTGGTAGACCAGTGACCGGCATTGATGGACCGATTGGCGCACTCACGCAGGCTGCACTAAAGGGTGGCGAGGGAATCGCCGCGCTGCAAGCGCTTAAGGATGGGCTAGCCGTAGTGCAGGGTTCTCTGATTGAGGCGCGTGATCTAGTTGCCGCTGCACAGGGCACGGCTAGTGCCGTACTGCTAGAGGAGTATCAGGGAATGCTCAATCAGGCATTCGACCGGGCCTTGGAGATTCTGCCCACCATCGAAGAATCAATTACCATCATCAACGCTGCTCAGGAAAAGGGAGAGGAATATATCGGCAGGCTGATGGGCGGATGACCCGCGTTATCTACGTTGTACCGTATGAAACATGGATTGATTCACTGTATAAGAATTCAGGTCGCAATTTCTTTTTCATGGTAGAGCTTTGGGTACTGCTCAGCCTGCTTGGCTGCTGAGTGTGACCTACATCACACTTGACAGCAAATCGCAGCATAGGCAGTGTGAGCCAGCACTAGCCCCCTGAGGGCAACACAGAGAGAAGAGAGACAGTCATGGCTGAGGGAACCACCACTACCACCCGTCCGGCCCGTACGCGAGCGTCTAGGGCTGCCGCTACTAAGCCTGCGGCGGCTAAGACCACTCCCGCGAAGGCTGCGGCGGCTAAGGCAGAGCCGACCGTGACGAACGTCGATAAGTTCACTGTCGATTTCGAGTACGTCGCGGACACTAAGCAGTACGCGAAGTTTCAGGCGCCGGACAACATGAAGGGCGTTGTCGTGGGGAACATCTACGCGCCGCTTGGTACCCGGACGCTTAAGGTTCTCGTCGTGGGTGCTACCGATGAGGCAACCGAGTAGCTTTACAGAATGGTCACGTAATCGGGTAACGTAGGCCATTCGGCGGAAACCCTCGTGTAGATAATCACCCCCGTGTTATCGCACGGGGGTTTTCGTTTATCCGGAGGAAGCATGTTCATGCTGCATAGTCTCGCTATCGGTGGTCCGCTTGATGGCGTCAAGCTAAGCGCTGACGACACGTGGAACGGGCGAGTACGGCTCAGTAACGCACCAAAGAATCAAGATGGGCCTGAGGCCTACCATCCTGGTCATTACTATTGGCGTGAGAACGCATGGGTATGGCGCACTGCGAGCACGAAGCGACCGGCACCCGGAATATCTAAGCTACGGCGCGCTAGTTAAATAAGCTAAATGGAAATAGCCCCCGGTGCCGACGGAAAGGCACTAGGGGCTATTTCGTGTTACAGAGAGAGGAGAGGAAATGGTGCGCCAACCACGCCGCGACAGAAAGCCGAGCCGCGACACGGAGCGTAACACAGGCCAGCGGGTAACGCCTAGTGCCGTGTCTTTAGGATGGTCCCCCTTTCATACGGCAGCTGAGGATTACTATAGAGCTGGCTTCCTCCCGATACCGCTACCTCAGGGCAAGAAATTCCCGCCACCTAAAGGCGTGCCCAATGATGTCGACTATACGGAAGGCACACTAGAGAACTGGCTATCTAGCAATAGGGCGCACAACATTGGCAGCATCGTGCCTGACGGTGTGGTGGTGTTTGACATCGATGGAAAGCCAGGGCAGGAAACACTAAATGAATTGGAGGATAAGCTAGGCGCTCTTCCGCCAACATGGATGAGTTTTCGTGGCAACCCGGACCGATACCATTTGTGGTTCGTATGTCCAGAAGGCCTGACGTGGCCTGGTAAATTAGGGGTCGGACTAGATGTCATCTACAGACATTATAGGTATATGGTTTGCCCGCCCTCAATTCACCCCGACGGAGGTCAATATCGATGGGCAAATCTACGTGGCAATTCGCTACGGGTCAGTAATTCATATCTTCCGGGGATCGATGAATTCAGTGATCTCCCTGATAGCTGGCGGGCAGTTGGTTCCGGAAATGGCTACGTACACCGTGAACGCGCTGCCGTAGATTCCCGCCTATGGCTTAGCGAGCACGGGCAGGGTAAACCATGCGCTGAGATAAAGCGTGTAGTCCAGTTGCATCGTAGGGAAATCAGAAAGCACGCCGATCTAGGCGGAATGCATGACGCTATGGTTAACGCTGTGTGGGCAGTATTGTCCGAAATGTCCCAGGGTCATATTGGTGGCACTGCCGCGCTTAGAGCAATTAAAAATACATTCCTAGCGCAGGCTGACGAATCCGGTAGGCGTGAGGGCAATGCAGCGGAAACCGAATGGAAGCGCGCTATCGTTGGCGCTATTGAAAAGACAGCGATTGAACGCGTGCGTGACGGAGATCCGTGCGCGATTGAGGAGGCGGAACGTGGAAAAGATCCTGCCCGATTCTTTGACCCTAAGCATGGACTTAAGGCCCGATCACTACGAAGCGCTATTGAACTTACTGGAAAGTTGGCCGTTGGTCCGGGAAGGATTATCTATCGACACACAGATGGTCTCTGGACTCCCGATGGTGAGAGTGAAATTTACCGCCGCACAGAGTCTCTCCTCAGACAACGTTATCGTCCTAGTCATGCAACAAATGTCCTCAGTGTTGTTGCTAATCGCATCCCGTTCATTACCGACGATAGACAAGACACCCAATACCTGAATCTACCTAACGGGATGCTTGACTGGCGTGAGGGCAAGCTTTATCCGCATAATCCTAATCTAGTTAGCACAGTACGTATCCCGATCCCATGGAATGATGAGGCAGAATGTCCGGACATTGACCGATTTTTCGGGGAGGTGTTTCCCAAAGATGCAATTGAATTGGCGTACGAAATACTCGGGTACATGTTGTACAACGATAACCCTCTGCATAAAGCCATCCTGCTATATGGCAGTGGACGAAATGGAAAGGGTACGTTTATTCGACTCGCACGGATGCTTGTTGGACACAACAATATTTCCGCCGTTACACCTCAGGCGCTTGATAGTTCACAGTTCTCTAGCGCACAGCTTTACGGGAAGCTTGCTAACCTGGTGGGAGATGTCGACCCGCGTATCTTCCGGAGCACGGAGCAATTCAAGCAATTGACCGGCGGCGACTACATGCAGGGGCAGCACAAGCACAAAGACCCCTTCACGTTCCGGTGCCGCGCTCTCATGGTCGCTGCGTTCAACGCGCTACCGCGTACCGCCGACACCACGGAAGGTTTCTTTAGCCGATGGGTCGTCATCCCGTTCACAGCCTTTTTCCCGGCCGGGGTAGCCGATCCTACCCTGATAGACCGTCTAACCTCGCAGGGAGAGCTACAGGGCCTCTTGCGGGGTGCCGTGGGTGGCTTACAGCAAGTGATGCGCCGTGGGCAATTCACATTGCCACCCAGTGTGGCTAAGGCTACTGAGCGATTCAAAATGGAAGCCGATCCGATGCGTGGATTCATTGAGGAACGCATTGCCTTCCACCATGATAATGATCCGGTATTCGCAGGGCGTACTGATTTGTATAACGGGTACGTTGCGTGGGCTGCGGTTAATGGCTTCCACCAAATGAGTGCGCAGAGGTTCTACGAATCATTCAGCACAGC